TTTTTTTATCCAACTTTTTCTTTTTGTTTCTAGATGCATTTGAAGGTGCATCAAACCGTTTTTCTAATATTTTCCATTTTTGTTCGATAAGTTTATTTCGTTTCTTATATTTTTCCATTATAGAATCTGTATATTCTTGCGTCTTTCCTAACGCCTTTAAAGTACTTATAACACTTTTTATAGGTGGAACCTTATATTGTGAATAATATTTTTCATTTAAATTTGCCATGTGTGGTATTAATTTTACACGCACTATACCCGATTTTAAAACGTTTAATTTCAATTTAACCTGATCGAGGTATTCGATATATATTTCTGGTGGGTCTTCCATTTTTTTATAGGGTGGTATTTCTTCGACATTAGGTTTTTTAAAAGGAACGCCATAATAATCATAATTCTTTTTCAAGAGTCGTATGTAATCGTCAGAGTTTTGAACATAAAATGGTTGTTGGGTAGGTACTTTAGTCTCTCCCCCATAAACAATTTTATACAAAAAGGATCCAGGTATCAATTTCGTCATTTTATATTATATTAATTTACTAAAATTTTATTACAACTTAGGTCTAATTCACATTCTAAAATTTGATGGGCTGAAAAATGTTGAAGAGATTCAAAAGGGCCCCAAAGTTCGATAACTTTACGTTCCTTATCGTACCAAATATACGATAATTCTAGGTAACGTGTTAACCAATAGAACTTCTTACCGTTTTTACCGATAAATTTAAATAAATCTTCTTCATCATACATTGACACGTCCATTTGACTGTAATGTGTGTTCGGTGGGTTGTACGGAGCCATCTTCCTTTTTATTAATAGTATTAAGTGTCTTCTGTTTAAGTCTAATATACTTCTGTGTATATAAACCTTTTTTAGCCTTTTTATCGTTCTTTGTAACACGCTTTTTAAAGGGGTCCATACCTGTATATATAACCATTACTTTAATCCACACGAACCACAATATTTTTCACTTTTTTTAGGATTATACGCGAAGGTATAAAGGAGTATAACCGATATTATAGAAGCCGGTAAGAGGTATCTATTGTTCATTTATAGTATACGACTATAAAAATTCTTCATCGCATAAACTAACATCAGAATCGGATTCTTCTTCTTCGTCTGAAGAATCTAATTCAAATTCAAAATCATCATCAGATTCGTTTAATTCTGCATACATACCATTTATGTTTTTTTCGTATAATCCAGTAGATTCAAGTTTCGTTGTATCATAAAATCCAGAAACAGATTCTTTCTTTATAATACTCGGTTCATCTATATCGAAATTCCATTCACCGTCGCCGTAATATTCGAGTAGTGCTATTTCATACTCATTATAATCATCTTTTAATATTCTAGCTATAGATGTATACCCATCATCAAAATCAACGTCGATAAGTTGGTTTTCCATTTTATTTTTAATGTTTTTAATTCTTAAAGTATATTAAATGGATAAGATTCTTAAAAATAGAGTGGTAGGCGAAAAAGACGCAGTTATGTTCGATATAGACGACACTCTTATTTTTACGAATGGAAATGCAAATGTTCCTATTATTAAATTATTACACTATGCTAAATATTTAGGTTATAAAATTATCATCATAACTGCTAGACCTTTAATTCCAGCAACTGTGGAATTCACAAAATTTCAACTTAATCAGTATGGTATACCATATGACGTTCTTGTCATAACACCTGCACAAAATAAAGGTAATGTTAAACGCAAATCGGGTTTGAATTATATTCTATCAGTAGGTGATATGGATACAGATTTAACAGATACACAATACGCCATGAAAATCAAGATTTCCACCTAGAATTGCAATTGTGACACGTAACAAATACCGTCATTGGTTCATCAGCACTACGTGTTTGCATTTGATAAAACGTTGTCTTATATGATTTACATCGATTACACCTAAACATCCCCTTATAATCGGGGTCATTTATCATATTTGTAACCCAATCCTTTTTCATATTTTCACGTATATTCTTTTCTAATAGTTTCGAATATGGTCCGTCCGGCCATAAACCCTGATGTGATAATTCTAGAACACCTTTTGGTTTAAGTTCACCACTTAAAATACGTTCCTTGAGTGTTGGTGAATGTATTAAATTATGTTTAATTTTAAGAAATGTATGTTTATATCTATTTACGAAAAATTGAATGTATTAAATTATGTTTAATTTTAAGAAATGTATGTTTATATCTATTTACGAAAAATCGATTTTCAGCTGCAGGTACATCACCTATATCATTTGTTTTTCGTATAGTTGAATTGTATGTAGATTTTTCAAGGTTTATACATGTTTTATCTTCTTTTGATAAACCTAATAACTCCGAATATTTTTCAAGTGCATATTGTCGTGATAATAACATATTATTATTAATGATTATGCTCTACTTAAGTGTGGCATTTTAACTTTTTTACAATCGGCAAATGATTCAGGCGAACATTTGTTAAATGGGTCCGATGTAGTAATTGGCTTATTACGGGTTTCTTTCCATTCTGTATCTAATACAAGGTTGGTGTATAACTCAGATTCCTTGAGTATAAAGAATACAATCACGAGTGCAGAAAATACAATAAATAATTTATTCCTTGATGCAGTGTTCATTTATTAAAAGCAACTTTTTTATTTGTACATCCTAAGGATGACAATTGCAGTTTTAGTAAATGAAGAAAAGAACAATATCCGTGAAATTGATTTGGATATATCACCGGAAAAAAATGAAATTTATAAAATTCTAAAAGGTAAGGCTACATTTTTAGGCCAATGGCCTGAAAAATCAGTTGTTATAGTTACATGTGAATCTTCCATGTTTGAATTGAAAATGAATTTAAATAGATTACCTCGCCCATTTACAAATATGTCTGTTTTTGGTAGAATATTACTTATACGCATGGATGAAAATTCCGAACCTCAAAATTTCACTCTCGAAGAATATCATAAAATGACTAAAGAAACACATCCTAGAAAAATATGTCTGTTTTTGGTAGAATATTACTTATACGCATGGATGAAAATTCCGAACCTCAAAATTTCACTCTCGAAGAATATCATAAAATGACTAAAGAAACACATCCTAGAACAAGATCATCCACACATTTAATTAGTAGACCTCTTAGTAGGAATATAAGCTACTCCTCTGAGAACAGCTTGTGTAAACTTCATACAGAGTTGAAAATGTGATTCAGCCCATTCCATAGGATTTTTCATAGTAATTCCGTATGGATTTTCGTTTACAATTTTCATGAAATCGGTACTCCCATATTTTTCTTGATCTGAAGCTTTAGTCATAGCCCCGTCTATTTTTTGTAACCATAAAACGTCTTCTTCTCTTGATGGATCAAATTTTTTAACAAAGGACATTTATGTTATATATTTATACAATCTTTAACCTAGTATCCAAACGTGATTTATAATATCTATCATCCACTTCACCTTCTATTTTCTGTCCAGACATACTTATTCTCAACAAATCATTATTGTATTCGAAATTATGACAGTAAAAATAACATATCCCCGTTCCAGCAGACATTTCATTAAGTTGACTATGAACCTTTTCTTCTAAATAAATATATTTCTCTATTTCTTCAGGAGTTCTCTTTTTTTTCAATCTATCTGGATTTATACGCGCCACTGGAACTTGTAAGTTTGTATCTGGCCATACACCATATTCAGAACGGTATTCAGATATATAACTTATACATTTACGGGCCGTTTCCCTTTTACTAAAACATATTATACGAGGTTTACCCTCTGGATCAGTTATAGTAGCGTACCCACCTCGTATAATACCTATAAAATGAAACTGCTGCATCTTATATTATATAGAGAAAAACCTTTATACTTCATCCAAAGACCTACTTGGTTCCCACCTCGTATAATACCTATAAAATGAAACTGCTGCATCTTATATTATATAGAGAAAAACCTTTATACTTCATCCAAAGACCTACTTGGTTCTATAGCCAGGTTAAGCGATTTATCTAACTGTTTTATCGACAAATCCATATTATGTTTAGTCATTGCTATACCTGCATCTAAACCACCCGTACTTGTTATTTCATGTATCCATTGCCTCATTAACCCATCTCTATTTGTCATTATTCTATTTGCAAGCTCGGGTTTACCTGCATCATATAGGGCTTCTATAAAAGGATCACCCGAACTTGGTTTATTCTCGTTTGCAAAATCAATTAACCAATTAAATTCCAATTTCATGAGTGATGGATCCGTCTCATAAACTTGACCTATTGTGTATTGTACAGATCTAAATGTAAAATATTTTACTAACATCGTATTGACATCTTCAAAAGTCTGGTCAGAATATGCATAATTAGGACCTGATTCACATTTAGTAATTGTTGTTTTCCTTTTATCCACCCGATTAATGGATAAACTACCTGTAAAGCTATTTAAGCTACGATAAACCATTATATAAATACATAAGAAAAAAAACCTTAAGTTAATTTATATATGAACTTTCCAAAAACACCTGGTCAGTGTAAATACATGAGGGTATTGCAATCTCATAAACCTATTATAATAGCGACAGGACCAGCTGGTACAGGTAAAACCATGCTTGCATGTCAACTCGCAACAGAAAATTTAATGAATAGAAACACTAATCGTTTAGTATTAACACGACCAATTGTAGGTGCAGATGAAGATATGGGTTATCTTCCAGGTGAAATGGAAAGGAAAATGGAACCATGGACGAGACCAATGGTAGATGTATTCGAGAATTATTTAACGCGGGGGCAACTTGAACATCATGTGCATATAGAACCCCTGGGTTTTATGCGTGGAAGAACATTTGATAACGCGTATATAATTGCTGACGAAATGCAAAATAGTACACCTAATCAAATGAAAATGTTAATAACAAGACTGGGTAAAAATACGAAACTAGTTATAACGGGTGATTTAAAACAAAGTGATTTGGGTGAAAATAGTGGACTCGCAGATCTCGTAAATAAAATAGATGGTTTAAACCTAAACTATATCGAACATGTCACTATGGAAAACGATGACATCTTGCGACACCCTGCTGTTGCAGAAATTCTCAAGATTTATTAGTTACGTTATTTTTTAATGTTTTTATTCTATTCCGGACTTCTTTTACCTTTTTTTCATACTCTACAAATTCCTCTTTATAAAGTTCCGCCCAGTCTTTCATCTGCTTCAATACTTTTCTATTATGTGAATACCAAACTATTACCTCTTTACTGATTTTATCACAAGATGTATACTCATCCATAACGGATTTTGAACAATCTCGGCCCATTTGACAATATTTTAGAACATCTTCGAGCGCAGCCATATTATCTGTATTAAACGTGCTAAGCCCATCAATATGTTCTAATTCTTTCTCGAGCATACTTTATCGTGATATTATTTTTTTAATAATTTTTATAGCTTCGTTTTCATCTATTTCCCACCATTTACCATAAAATACTTTCTTAAGAAAGTCTGGTACATATGTATAATCTATATTATTCTTAAGAAAGTCTGGTACATATGTATAATCTATATTAACCTCGTTAGATGGTAATGGTATTATGTCTACACCAAGTTGTTTAAATACACCTTGATCATGGCTAATTATAGGTTTATTAAAATAACGACCTTCAAGGTGTAGTAGCCCGACGCCCTCACCTCTTGTAAAAGTTACACAATAATCACATAAGTTGAAAAGAGAAGCTAACTGTTCATCAGAAATGCGTTCCGTTATAACGCGGATATTCTTAGTTATTGTTAAATTATCATGTTTATTTGTTTTAACAATAAGTATATGTTCTGTATTTTCAAGTACTTTTGCAAAAACTCTTGTAAGTGTTGTAACGTTTTTACGAATGTCATTTGTTCCATTATACAAAAATACAAGTTTTGAAGGATCATATGTTTTGTGTATTACTTTAGGTTTCGAACGAATAAGTGAAGATGTCCAATAATTTAATGCTTTGCATTTAACTCCATGTTTCAATAATATATCTTTAAGATAATCGTAAGGTACTATAACTTCATCAAAAAGTTTCATTTTTTCTATTATTTCTGGATGTACATCATTCGTTTCAAACATTGTACAAAGATTAACCGTATCATAATCATTTCGTAATTCTTCTACTATTTTTTGCCAATATGGGTAAGTCTCTATGAGTTCAGAAAGTGTAAACGTAGATGGTGTATCATCACTCGATATACCGAGATTCTGTTGTAAAAAAAACCGCCCATGAATTTTACCGAACATTATATTAAAGATTACTATCTTTTCTTTAATATAATGAGAATATCTTACGCTATTTGTGTATGTAATGAATCACGCGATTTATTTTCACTCGTTTCCTTTTTACTAAAAGTCAAGGATGATGAAGATGAAATTAATATTTTAATAGATACCAAACATGTCACAGAAAATGTAAAAAACGTTATAAAACATTTTGGAAATAAGGTAGTTACATGTGAAAGAGATTTTGACGGTAATTTTTCTGAACATAGAAATTTTCATTTAAGTAAATGTTCGGGTGATTATATTTTTATTATAGACCCCGATGAAATGCCAAAAGAAAAACTAATCAAAGGTATTAAAACAGCTGTTAAGGATTCCGGTGCAGACCTTATAATGATCCCACGTATAAATATTCACCCCGGATTTACACAAGAATGGTTGGAAAAAAGTACATTTACTGTAAATGAACTCGATTGGATAAATTGGCCAGATTATATATGTCGTGTTTTCCCAAATACACCGGAAATTAAATACGGTAACGAGTTACATGAAGTTATAGTTGGTTATAAAAAAAGAATTTGTTTACAAGCCGATCCAACTATTGCTATATGGCATATTAAATCTGTAGAGAAACAGGATAACAGATGGCACGCCAATGGTAATTTTATAACTCCTGAAGATGATAATCTATATGACACTCTAATGTAAACTCAACTTCTTCTTGTTTCATATTCGGGAAAAGAGGTAAACTTACACATTTTTTACAAAACTCTTTTGCATTTATGCAAATGGTACCACCGGTGTACTCTTTAAAACATTCCAATTCGGGTAATGATATTGGATAATGTATACCAGTTTGAATACCATTTTCATTCATGTATTTTATATAATCATCCCTATCATCTTGTAAAGTATAATACACGTGATATACATCTTTACCTATATTACTTCTCTTAGGAAAATTATATTTTGAATTATATATTTCACCTATACGAATTCTATCATTCGTCCATTCATTCAGGTGCTTAAGTTTTTCAGTTAAAAATAAACCCTGAATACCATCCATACGACTATTTATACCATCTGTTGTATGATTATACCTATTATCCTTTTGAGCTCCCAAACTTGCATATTGTTTCATCTTAATTGATAACATTTCATTATTTGTAATACATATACCAGCATCCCCTAACGCACCCAGATTTTTACCTGGATACATCGAAAAACATCCTATAGTTCCTATAGTACCAACGTGTTTTCCATGGATCGTAGCACCATGTGCTTGTGCACAATCTTCAATTATAGGTATATTAAGATGTAACAATTTAGATATATCCACACATTGACCATATAAATGTACAGGTATTACACAATCAACATTTTTAACCGTTTCAACTAACATCAACCCAGTTTCTTTATCAACATCTATGAAAATTGGTAAATGACCTGCATTAACAACAGCCATTGCTGTGGCAGCATATGATATAGCTGGTACGGCTATTCTAGATTTAGGTTTAAGGTCTAATGATTTTATAGCAATATAAAGTGCATCTGTACCACTGTTACATGAAATACTATACTTAGAACCAGTATATTTTGAAAATTCTTTAGCAAAATTAGTATCCCCTACAAAAGAAGAATTATCTAAAACCCCATCTAAAATTTCGTGAAATTTGGATCTAAGTGGTTCGTGTATTCGTTTCAAATCATTAAATGGAACTTTCATTATTAAAGAATATATTTGTTTATTCTTTAATAATGACATGTATTATAATAGGTTTAGGATATTTCGGTAATATAATAAAAAGTAAACTTGAAAAAAATTTCAATGTCGAAATTATAACTGTAGATCCATATAACACGTATGCAACTTATAAATCGATAGAAGAAATAAATTTTATAAATGGTAGATGGTTCGTCACATCACCCGCAAATACGCATCATACTATACTCGTTGAACTTTTTAATAAAGGTGTTAAGGATATATGGGTCGAAAAACCTATATGCCCTACATTACATGAAACGTTAGATATTTTTGCAAAAAAACCTGATGATGTATTTTTATACTGCGACTTTACATGGCTTCAACATAATTCTATAAAAACACTTGGTGATAATAATGATATTAAACATATTGAAATGAAATGGTTAAACGATGGTTCTATGATACCAAATGATGTAAATATAGTATCAGATTTAGCTATACACCCTATATCAATTTTAACATTTTTACTAATGAAATCTTTAGATACTATAAAAACTATAGATATTATCTATGCAACAAACACATCTGTTCTTATAAATGGAATAAGTCAAAATAATACAACGTTTAATATCGAAGTTAGTAATTCATCTTTAAAAAAGTATCGCAATATAAGTTTATATTGTAAATCTGAAGTGTATAGATGGTCTTCAGTAAATGAATTTTTTATAGAAAATATCGGTATTATAGAAAAAACAGATGCAATTGAAGAAAATATAAAACACTTTTTTAATCGTAATAGTATAGGATACCCATTGGATATAGCACGGAGTCTTGAAATAGTAAATGAAAAATTTAATGATATATGTACACGTTAAAGAATACCGTTTTATTATAATATAATGGCTATAACGATAATAGTAGCTGGGAAAAATGATATAGCGTGTAATGTATTGAAATATTTGATAAAAAAAGAGAAAGAGAAAATTGCTTTTTCTTTTCATGAAAAAAGTGTTTTGCTTTTGCGAGATAAAAACAAAATTTTAGCATTACCAAATGAAAATGATGACGGTGTCGATAATTGGCAACATTCTTTTAAAAAAACAGCTTTAGATAATGACATTGAAATAATTAATTTAAAAGATGCATATACAATTGAAAATAGTATTTTTTTATCATGTGAATTTGATAAAATTATAAACCCTAATTTATTTGCGACAAATAAATTATATAACATACATTTTTCAAAATTACCACAATATAAGGGTATGTATACATCATGTTTACCAATATTATTCAATGAAAA